CTTCAGAAATTTATTGGGAAATCATATGAGGAAATAGAATAGGAGTAGAACATGTGGGCTTTAGTTGAAGATGGAAATGTTATAGAAGTTTATAATAGACCTAAATCTGTTGTACTTAATAATGTACGTTATCCATCGAATATGTTTACATTATATACAAAAGCTGAAAAGAAACAAATTGGTATTTATGAGGTTCAGTTAAAAGGAGAACCTGATACTAAGTTTCATACTAGAGGTCAATCTTCTTTCTCTTATGATTCAGATAAAGAAATTGTCAATGAAGATTTTATTGTAAAAGATAGAGCATTGGAAGATGAAGAAGCTACAAATGAAGATGATGATGGAAATCTAGTTGTTGCAAAAGATGATCATGGAAATACAATTATAATTAAAGGATTAAAAACACAATATCAAAATAGATGTAAAAGTAAAGCTCATTCTCTTATTCAACCATATCAATGGTTGGTGGAACGATCTATATATGATAATACAAAAACAATTCCAAGTGATCTCTCCACCTATGTAGGAGATATTCGATCTTCGTGTGAGACAATTTGTACAGCCATAGGGAATTGTTCTGATCTGGATGCATTGAAAGTATTATTTGAAGATACTCGTAATGAAGCAGGAGAAGTTACTAAAATAGCTATAATGAATGATTGGCCTGATTCTTATAATATGGAGAAATATAGGAGATGAGAATTTTATTAATTACTATTTTTCTAATTATAACTCTGGCTGTTGCATTTATATATACATCTAGTTCAAGTGCTCAAGATAATGATGGAGTGATAGGACGAGAAGCAAATATTTTTCCACGTTTATTTCAGAGGAATATGACATGTTCTACAAGTGACTATGTATATAATGATTTAAAAGAAAGGTTACAAACAGTTAAGGTTTGGTGGGGAGTAACTAAGAAAAATGATCTTGCAGAATTATTTTTAAATTTGAATACAGGTCGATGGTTTTTAATGTTATCTTCAACAGATAAAGTAACATGTGGACTTGTTGGAGGAGAGATGAGTGTTCCTTACGATAAGAATCCATATTTTAAGTAGGAGTTTAAAATGGCATCAAGTTATACAAGTAGAATAAGACTTACTAAGCAAGCAGATGGTGAGAATCCTAATACATGGGGAACTATTCTGAATAATCAGGTTATTGATTTGGTAGATGATGCTATAGCTTCTTATTCGACTATATCTATAGGATCAGCAGCTACCGTAACATTAACAGAAAATGAAGGAGCAGCAGATCAAGCACGTTCTGCTTTCTTGGAATTAACGGGATCGGTGGGTGGATCAAATAATACTATATCTTTAATTATCCCTGCCAAATCTAAAAGTTATGTAATTAATAATAAGGTATCGGCCAATACTACGGCATCTGATATTGTAAAGATGAAGACGGCTGGTGGAGATGGATATGATATTGAACTTGGTGCTGTTGGATTGATAATCTGTGATGGTACGTCTGTATATTCAGTGAACGCAAAAGGACTTAAACTTAATCTTGGTACAGCAGCCAGTGCAGATATAGGAGTGTGCACTACCAATGTTCCTGATACATCTCTTGCCGATGTACGTTATCTAAGAGTATCTACTTCTTCTAATGTTTCCTTAACAGGAACTAAATATATTGTTGGTGCTTCTGCCAGTACTCCCGGTAATTTAATTATTGCAGGAAATGCAAGAGCTTATAATCCAATTGTAACGATAACTGATGCTGCTTGTATTAGTGTAAACTTTGCCTTGGGAAATAATTTCCTTGTAACTTTAGCAGGTAATAGAACTTTAAAATCACCTGCAAATTGTACAGTAGGGCAGGGAGGGAATATATATTTTATACAGGATAGTACAGGAAGTCGAACACTTAGTTATAATACGGCATGGCAGTTTGTATCAGCATCTGTTCCTACTCTAAGTACAGGAGCAAGTGATGTTGATATGTTAGCATATAGTGCACGAAGTGCTACAACTATTGATGCAGTATTATGCAAGGGTTTTGATAGGTAAGATATGTCATCGTCAAATGCTAAACTTGTAAAGATGAATTTTACTCCCGGTATTAGACGGGAAACTACTCAGTATGCTGAAGAGGGTTCTTGGTATGATACTGATCGGGTAAGATTCAGGGCTGGTAAACCAGAGAACTTACGTGGATATGATACGAAAGTATCAGCTACATTTGATGGTGCTGCTCGTGCTCTGCTTACATGGTCGGATCATGATCAATTTAAAAGAGCAATGTTTGGTACAGCCCAGAAATTATATGAACATGATGGAGATAGGATTGTAGACATAACTCCTGTATCTACTTCCGTAACTATTCTAAATGCATTTACCGTAGCTCTATCAGCCACTACCGTAACAGTTACAGCTCCCGGTCATGGTAGATCCACAGGAGATTACGTCTTCTTTACCAGTGTCTCTGGACCAAGCGGTGGTGTTACAATTGGTGGTAATATTATACTTGGTACGAGTGTTTTTCAAGTAAGTGTTATAGGTGCAAACTCATTTGCCATAGATGTGGCAACTACAGCCAGTGCTGCTCAATCCAGTGCAAGTCAGGCAACGGCACACTATCCAATCTTTACAGGAGCATCTAATGCTGCTCCCGGTCTTGGCTTTGGTGCTGCTCCTTATAATGCTACAGATCCTACTTCTGTTGGAATAAGTAAAATAACTACCAATGCTGGAAGTCCTCTTGTTACAGTGTCATGTGATGCTGCCCATAATGCTGCTGCCAATGATTTTGTATTCTTTAAACCATCCAGTAATAGTGTTACACCAGCTACAGTGGGAGGTAACTTAATATTAAGCAAGCCAAGTGTTGGTGGAGTAAGTGTGGGTGGTCCATTATTTACTGTTACATCCGTGGCTAGTACACAGATTATTATTACAACCAAGGCAAATGCAAGTGCATCTGGTGATGTTACATCTAATATAAATATGACGGCACGTATCTATCCACAGAGTACCACAGGTAGAGAATGGGGTGATCCTACATCTACTGGAGCTACTAATTTTGCCAGTGAGATTACACAATGGAGTCTGGATAATTGGGGTGAAGATGTTATAGCAAATCGTAGGAAGGGATCTATTTATTTCTTTGATACGGATGTATCCACTGTTCCAGTTAGAGCTGTTAAAGTTTCAGGTGCTACAAATTCTACTCCCACCACGGTTGACTCTATATTGGTGTCTCCAAATGATAGACATCTCATAGCATTGGGTGGTAATCAATTTGGTACAACAGCATCTCCAAGTGGGACATATGATCCTCTTACGGTACGATGGGCCAATCAGGAAGACTATACAAACTGGGTTCCTTCCGTTAGTTCTACTTCAGGAGAAGTACAACTTACCGATGGAACAAAGATTGTTGGAGGAGTTCGTTCACGAAATGCTGTTAATGTTTGGACAGATAATGCATTGTGGTTGCAGACTTTTGTAGGACCACCCTTTACATTTAAGTTTACCCAGATGGGATCTAATTGTGGATTAATAGCTCCACATGCTGCCATTGATTATGATGGTCGTACTGTCTGGATGGGATTTGATAACTTTTATATATTTGATGGACAGGTAAGAACTCTGGATTGTACAGTTAGACGATATATATTTGATAGAGTAAATCTTTCATCCAAGGATAAAATATTTGCAGGAATTAATTCAGAATTTAAAGAGGTGATATGGCTATATCCATCCACTGATTCCACGGAATGTGATTCCTATGTGATCTGGTCACCAGATGAAAACTACTGGACCTATGGTACTGGTATCTTTACCACCTTTGCAGATAAGGAAATATTTGGAAATACAATTACAACAGGTGTAAGTACAGCAGGAAATAATTTATATAACAATGAACCTGACAATATCTTTACGGCCAATGGAAATGCAATAACTTCTTTCTTGGAATCAGCAGACTTTGATATACAAGATGGTAATGAGTTGATGTTTATTGATCGTATCGTACCTGATCTTACCATGAACGATGGAACACTCAAGTTCTCTGTGAAAACCAAGGATTTCCCTGATCAGCCAGATTCTAATCTGGTGGAGAAAGGACCATTTTCCATAACGAAGACTACAAGTAAAATTGATTTACGAGCACGAGGAAGGCAAGGGAGAGTAAGAGTATCATGTGATTCGGCTGGTACGAAATGGCAATGGGGAACCATTCGTATGTCGATGCAACAGGATGGAATGAGGTAATGGCACGTTATCCTGATTTTCCAACTATATTCCCTGATGATGTTAAACAGGGAATAGATTATGTTTATAGACGTTTTCAACGATGGGGAGCTGCCCTGATTAATGAACTTGATACACGAGATCAGATAGAAGAGGCAGCACCTTCTACGAATATATATGCAGTAGTTACAGTAACAACTATTAAACGTCCTGATAAGGGTGATATAGCCTATTCAGTAAGTAGTGGTAAGTTCAAAGGATATGTCAGTACGGCAGGAACACAGGCATGGCAGGATTTAAACTAATGAAAAACTCTGATTATATGAATCTTGTACAGGAAGGAACATTGATTACTAATCTTAATCAAGGAGCTGGTGTGCCTCCATTTCTGGAGAATCAAACATTACAAAAATTAATTCAACCACTAGAAAAGTTTGATAATCCAGTGTATAATAGTAATAGTACCATGATGGCAAATAGTACATTGGCACAGTCTAACTATGCAAATCCACGGAGAATGAAGTAATGGCATACAATCCACGAATACAGGTCACACCTTTACCTCCTTCTAATAATATAGAAAGGTTGCAGGAAATACAAAGGTTGACAGCAGATCCAAAGAAATCTTTAACAGATCCTATTAAGGCTGCTCAATTAATAAAATATTATTCTCCTCAAACTTTACTAGAACGTACACTTAGGGAAGACCCAAAAAAGATAGCAGCAGCACAAGCATCACGAGGTCAGGCACCAGTACCTACCAGACCACAAATAGGTGTTCCTGCTTCTCCCCCTGTTGCTCAACCAAGACGAGTCTTTTCCGAAGAAGGTGAAAGAATATTAACTGCTCAAGAAGGTGGATTGCCTACAATTGCAAGAAAATTTATGGGTGGAGCATTTAGGAAATCAAGTGTAGCTCAACCTCAATCAGCCACTACAACTAGTAGGTTTGCCCCGGCAGGTGGTGATAGTAGTTGGATGTTTGGAAGGGGTCTTCCTCCAGAAATAATGAGGCTATTACGTGAACATGCTAATAAGAATGCAGGTGAAAGAACGTTGACTGCTCAAGGTGGTGGAAGAGCTGCCATACCACAACAAATAGAGAATGTAGCATCCAGAGGTAGGCATGGAGATACCATGTTGATGCATGTAAATCCACAGGAACTAAGTGGATTGTCCTCTCTTCTGGGACCGACTACCATTAATCCTGATACTGGTTTACCAGAAGCCTTTGCTTGGTGGTTGCCCCTGATTGGTGCTGCCATAGGTGGAATAGGGGCTGCTGCTACAGGTCATGATTGGAAGAAGGGATTACTTTATGGAGGTCTGGCTGGTCTTGGAGGTGCATTTATGATGCCAGCAGCTGCTGGCTCTGCTGCCTCTCAAGCTGCTCTTGCTGCTGGGGCTGCTGGTCAAGGAGGAACTGCTTTAACACAAGGAGCTTTGGCTGCACAATTAGCTAATCCTGCTCTAGCAACTGGTCTTGCTCCTGCTGGAACTATGTTTGGTGCTGCTGCACCTACATATGCTGGTAGTTTAGCAGGTGCTGGAGGAAGCCTTGTTCCTGCTGCTACACAGGCTGGTATTTTATCTGGTGCAACTGTTCCTCTTACTGCTGCTACTCAAGCTGGACAAGCTAGTTTGGCAGGTTCTCAAGGAGTTGGTCCTTTTGGACTTACCCCAGCAAATATGCTTTCCACACCACAGACATTTGCTGGTCCACAAATTGGTGCTTTTCCACAAGGAGCTTCTCAAGGAGCTAGATTTATGACAGGAACTGCTCCTCAGACTCAACTTGCAGGAACTGTACCAAAACCACAACTTAATTGGTTCCAACAAGCATTAAAGAGTATAACTGGTAGTGGTGGAGATACAGCTATTCAAGGTGGTGCAGAAAAAGATCTTTTAGAAGCTACTGCAAAAGATACAGCAAAAGATACAGCAAAAGAATCTGGCTTTCTACCTTGGTGGAAATCATTAAATCCTGTTCAACAAGGACTAGGAGTAGCAGGTGCTAGTAGTTTAGCAGGATTAGCTGCAAGTCCCAAGCAAACTGATTTTGGTTTTCAATTACCCATTAAAAAGGTTTCAGGATTTGATCCAAGTAAATTTCCAACACCTGAAGAAAGAAAAACAAAGGAACTTACTCAAGAAGAAATAGAAGAAAGAATATTTGCTGGGCTTCCAGAAGAGGATAGAAGTTATTTTGAAGATGCTACGTTTGCCAAGAAAGGTGGTGTCATAGGTAGACCTGCTGGTGGGATAATTCGACAACCGGGACCACTCTTGGCTGGACCGGGAGGTCAACAACCTCCAGCTGGCTTTACATATGTACCGGGAGTAGGACCAATGGGTGCATCTGTATTAAAACCAATATCGGAAGTAGGAGGTACTTATGCTCAACCACAACACTATCAGAAAGCTGTTTTAACACCGGGAGGAGGAGGAGGAGGTGCTCCTGCACCATCTCCATTTGAATTTCCTGATGTAGATCCTTTCCAAAGTAGTCTATCATCTTTCAATGTAGAAGATAGATTATCAAGAATACTTGGATCAAGTGCTGTTCCTCAACAGTTTACATTGCCAAGTACTTCTCCCACACTACCAGCCATTCCTGCATCCATACCTGCTGCAAATCTACAGCAAGGCCCATCTGCTATGGAAAGTTTATTCTCCAGATTTCAACAGGCACAGGGAGATCCTATAGTGGATATTGTTTCTGAGTCTGTGGCACCAGCACAACAAGGTGGATTGATAAGGTTGGCAGTGGGTGGTATTGGTGGCCTTGGTCCCGGTACTGGTGGTGTTTCAGGCGGTTCCTTTGGATTAACAGGAGGTTCTGCTTCTGGAATGGCTGGAAGTGGTGCTGGTGTAGGTGGGGCAGGAATTGGTACAGGAATTTCTCAAGGACCACAAACTATAACAGTAGCTCCAGCAGTAAGTCGAACTGGACCAATTGAAGGTGGTGAAAAAACAGTAACATTTACGCAACCTGCTCCTACTCCTACAGTTCAATCAGCTCCGGTTACTGAAGGAGGAAAACAGTTAGCTAATACTTTAAATAGTATTGTTTCAAATGTTGCCCAAGCTAAAGCTACTCTTGGACCTTATGGTCAAATGGTTAGTAATATGGGTATCTTAGGTATGTTAGGTAATATGGTTTTTGGTGAAGGTTCACCAATGGGTCTTGCAGGATTTTCAAAGGCATTAACAAATACTGGAGGTTATTCACCTGCTATTGGTCTTGGTGCTGGTCCTTCTCTTGGAACAGAAGATCCTTATTATGTAGAGAATCCTATTTTAGAAGAAGGACCAATGGCTACTGGATCGTCAGCCTTTGTAAATCAAGGTGGACCTGTTGGATTAGCTAATGGTGGAAATCCTGTATTTTCAGGACATTTACAGGGAATAGGAGATGGAATGTCAGATCAAATACCATTTCGTGTAGTTCCTCAAACTCCACAGGATATACCCAATACTCCTGATATGGCTGTGTTAAGTACAGATGAATATGTTTTCCCGGCAGATGCTGTTTCCATGTTGGGAAATGGTAGTAGTAATGCAGGAGCTAAGATATTGGATGATGCTGTAAAAAGAGTACGTCAAGCATCTATTGGTACTCCCAAACAAATTAAAGAAATAGATGGACAAAGCGTTCTTGGAGGAGCTTTAACAACCTAGATGATTGTATACAAAGCAGAACCACAATATATAGATGTTTTATGGTCTTATGTTAGTCCTTTTTTAAATAAGGCTTTGAAACGTACAATAGGAGAAATTAATCTAGAAGATGTAAAAGAGTGGTTAAAGGAACAAAGACAACAACTTTGGGTTATAGTGGACGAAGAAGAGAAGGAAATTATTGGAGCATTTACAACAGAGATTTATATTTATCCAAATCAAAAACATTTAAGAGGACATCTATGGGGAACAAAAAGAAATACATTAAAGAAATGGATGGATGTTTGGAGTGAACCTGTTGAAAAGTTTTGTAAAGATAATAATATAAGTCATATTGAAACTGCTGGTAGAGATGGTTGGACAAGAGCTTTACGAAATAAAGGATATAAAAAGTATTATACTGTTCTAGTGAAGGAAATAAATGATGACTGATACACAAGAATATATTGCAAATTTAGGTATGCCTGAAAAGGTTACACTGTTTAAGGAATTATATAGTGAACTTGCAGGACAAGGCATAGAAGGAGACACAGAGCTTGCTCATGTAAATACATTTGAAGCATCTCTTCTGAAATCTCTGGGTGGATCAGGTACTATTAATGAAGTCACTGGTTTAAGAGAATATAAAGGTGGTGGTGGTTCTCCTCCCCCTGCTCCTACTTCACAAACAGTTACTCAAACATCTGAATTTCCTACAGAATTAAAACCTTTTATTTCCGATGTTCTGGGAGAAGCCAAAGGAGAATTTGGAAGAGAAAAAGCAGAAGGATATTTACCATTCCCGGGACCACAATTAGCTGCATTTACTCCTGAACAGGAACAGGCATTTGCCACAGGTAGGCAACAGTTTGGAGCACAAGGACTTGCTGGAACTCCTCTAGCTCAAGCTTCCACATATTATGCTCCTGCCTTGGCTGCAACTGCCCTTGGTACGTCTGAGGTTGGTACACAAGATATACAAAGAAGGATGGACCCATTTCTACAGAATGTAGTAGATATTGCCAAGAGAGAGGCCAGACGAGATGAAGATGTAGCACAACAAAGAAGGGCTGCACAGGCTGTGGGGGCTGGTTCCTTTGGTGGTTCCAGACAGGCCATTGTAGAGGCAGAGGCCAATAGAAATTTACAAAGACAGTTAAGTGATATTCAAGCAGCAGGTTTGTCCACGGCATTTCAGAATGCTCAAAGGGCTGCTGAAGCACAAAGAGCTAGGGAAATGACCGGAGGCAGACAATTTGCAGGTCTGGGAGAGAGTGCCTTTGGAAGAGCTAAAGGAGATATTGGAGGTCTGGCTGGTATAGGAGAAGCACAACAGGCTAGAAGTCAACAGGCTCTGGACATAGCTCGTAGAGAATTTGAAGAGGAAAAAGCATTTCCATCCACAGCTCTGCAAAGATATGGTTCTGTCATTAGGGGCTTTCCTCTTACTCCATCTCAACAGATTGTTACATCAGCTCCTCCAATACCCACTCCATCTCTGGCACAGACTATGTTGGGTGCTGCCGGTACTGGTGTAGGGTTATATGGAGCCTTTGGTGGTTTTAAGAGGGCTGGGGGGCTTGTAGGTCTTTTGGGTGGTGGCACTCCCATGAATCCCCTTAGACCCCCCTACAACCTCTTCTCTGGGCCTTCTTCCAGAGTAGGTGTCCCTCAATATCAAGGAGGTGGACCTTTGGGAGTTAATTTAGGAGGTGGGTATGCCTCTGGTGCTGTAGGAGGTGTAAATACTCCTGCTCCTGTTACTTCCCCCACTGCTCCTACTGCTATGGATCTGAATATGATTATGGAAGAACTACGTAAAAGGGGTGTTAGACGTAGTGAGGGTGGTCTGGCAGGACTTACTGTGTCTAGAAATGCCAGACGAGGAAGAATAAGTACAGAAATTCCTAGACTTTCCCGTTCAATGGGAAATGGAGAGCAAGGAATGATAGGTGGTTTAGCTAGTTATATAGCTGATTTATTTGGAGGTGTTGAAGTATCTCCAGAAGTTTTGGAAGGAAGAGAACAATTTCTCCCAGAAGGAACCTTGTCTCCAGAGGGACCGATTATGTATGATCTTGATGCTGATGATGAAATAGATGAAACTTCTGATTTTGTAAAAGCAGCAGAGGCTGCAAGAAAGGCTGCTCTCTATAGTCAATTAACTCCTATTCAACAGGCCGATGTATTGGTAGAGGAAGGAGCATTAACAGGATTACCTGATATAGAAGAAGCCAGAGCTAGAGGAGAATATGCTAGAGGACCCTTCGTAACAGATCCTGAAGAGTCTGCATTAATTAAAGAGGGCTTTAATCCTGTGTACGATCCTGTACCAGAAATTGCACCTCCAGAAAGACCGGAAATAATACAAAGACCTGAAGATTTTTTAACAGGTTCTTTAATTCCTGATGTTCCAGAAACACAGGATTATTCTTCTTTGGAGTCAGCACAGGATGAATTACTTGCAGCTTTAGAAGCTCAGAAAAAAGGATATGGTGCAGATTATTGGTTGGCTTTAGCAGATGCCTCTGCTAGATTTGGATCAACTGCACCTAGAGAGGGAGAGAATTTACTTTCCGTTGCACAAAGAGTTGCTCCTGAAGCTATTAAACGAATATCAGAAATTAAGGCAGCAGAACGTCAGGCTGGTCTTGGATTCCTGAAAGCACAGGTAGATATTGAGGGTGTAAGAGCTACCTTAAAAACTACGGGTGAACAGAAGAGATTTGAGAATATTATTGCTAAAATTCTTGCAAATGCTGAAGTTAAAAAGGCTGATGCTGTTTGGTTGAAAAATAAGATAGGAGATTATAAGACAGGTAGTTTAAGTAAGACAGAGCTTGCTAACTTTGGACAATTACATTTAAATGAAATTGTTGATACATTAGAACAAGATATGTCTGCTGTTGCTAAAGGAATGAAAGACTATGGTTGGACAGGAGATTCACAAAAAGCTGCTAAGTATATAATAGAGGAGATGAAAAAACCAGAAAGTAAAATATATGGTCAACTTGCTTTTAGAACGGAAGAAATATATGAAAATCAAGTTGGACCAAAAGATAAGCAAGCAGCAGCCAGACAAGCGGCAGCAGAACTTATCTTTGGTGGAGGAAAACATGTTCCTAATAAATGGTATCAATGGGGCAAAGAAAAAATTATTAGAAAACGATAAGAAAGAATAATATGCCTACATTAGAAGAAATGTTAGGAGTTACTCCTACTGATCCTGATACTGGAGAAGCACTCACAGCAATGAATCCTGCTCTGGCTAAGAGATATCTTGGTCCTGTAGCTTCAGAGTATGGTAATTCTCCAATGAATAGACTTGCTCTGCAAACGGATGAGATGCAGAAGAATATGTATACTACCCTTGGTGTTATTGGTAGTGTAATGGAAGATTACTTTCCTGATACTGGAACTTTTCTACAGGGAGTTTCTAAAAAAGGTATAGAAAAACAGCTACGAGAAATTGCCAGTAAACCTCAACCTACTCGTAGTGTCAGTTTTACAGAAGCTTGGGAAGATGTACAGGGAGATTTCAGTGAAGGAGATATTCTGGAAGGGCTGGAAAGAGGATGGCAATGGGTTTCCGAAGGAGCAGCTACAGTAGCTCCAAGTTTAGGGATAGCTGCTGGTGCATTAATAGCCGCCCCTGTTGTTGCCACAGGAGCAGCAGTAGGTTTAGGGGCAGTCGGTATTCCTGCTGCTATTGCTGGTACAAGTGCAGGTTTAATAGGTTTGGCTACAGCTCTTAGTCCTTCTTTTTTAATGATTGGTGGAGCAACTTATGATGAAGCTAAAAAGTTAGGGGCCACTGATGAAGAGGCAGAAAAATATGCATTAGTTGGAGGATTAGGGGGAAGTCTTCTGGATAGAGTCGGAGCAGGGGCTGTTGTTAATTCTTGGAGAAAGACGGCTGGAAAAGATGCTGTATTTAAAGCACTTTCAAAACCTCTTGGAAAAGGAACAGCCACAGAAATTATAGATAATGCAGAAAAAGTAGCAACAAAAGAATATATTAAAGATAGTATAGCATGGGGAGCTTTAAAGTCAGGAGGGAGAGGAGCAGGAGTAGAAGCTCTTACAGAAGCAGGACAAGAAGTTGTACAAATAGCTAGTGCTGGTCTGGCTGCTGGAAAGGGAATTAATCCTTATGATCAAGCTGAATTTAATAAAAGATTAATTGATAGTGCAGCCTTGGGTGGTCTAGGTGGTGGTGTAGCCAGCACAGGTATTGGAAGTGTTGCACAAGTACAACGTAAAAATGTGGCACGTAGAAACGAAGAATTAGAAAAGTTACAAGAAGATCTGGAAAGTAGAGCAGAATTTGAACCTGAAGAACTAGCTAAATTTATTGAACAAAGAAAAAAAGAACTTAAGCCGGGATTATTTACAGATATTCTTGGAAGATCAGTAACACCTCTTCTTGGTTTTGCTAGTCGTAGTAATCTAGGATTACAAGTTGTTAATCGTTTTGAACAATATTATAATAATGTTAGTGCTCAAATCACAGATTCAAGTCAACGATTAGATGATGCTTTAATGAGAGTACGAAGAGAAATTAAACTTCCTCTTATTATGAGAAGCATTCCAAAGAAAAAAAATGATAAATTATTTGAAGCTATAGTTTATGAAGATAAATTTAATGATCCTTCTTTAGATACAGAGACACGAAGAGCTGCAACTATTATTAAAGATGAAGTACTAGGAAAAATTGTACAACCAGAAGTTAAGATAACTAGAGATGTACTTCTGGATGCATTAAAAAATGATATAGAAAGCTTACCTCAAATAGATGCCATACAAGATCCAGAACTTAAAACTTCTTTACAAGAAACATATAATACATTAAGACAAGAGTTTATAAAAGGTAGAGGTGTAGCAACTATAGGTGTTCCGGTTCGACCCACAGAAGGTGGATTAGGATTTAAACTTGGTACTGAATTAGAATCCAATAAAAATACAGAATTAGCTCTACGTGAAATAGAACAATCTGAATCCTTTAATCAATTAAAAGATACAGTAACTAAGAAGGCTGAAGGTACAGGTTTATTTGGTTTATTATTAAATGCTGGTATTAATCTTGGCTTTGAAGAAAATTATTTTCCTCGTCTATATAAAGTAGGAACATGGTGGAGACAAAATAGAATGAAGAAGGTCATGTTAGAACATGGTCTAGGAGAAGGCACGGTTGATCGAATAATAAATAATATACGAGGAAATGATGGAGTTCATCTTCCTGATGAGATGAATATGGATTTAGATTTTCCTATAGATAAACCTAAAGGAATGCCAGAATCAAAAGAATCATTTGAGGAACGTAGGTTTATAGATCCAGAGTTATTTAGAAAGTTGGATGAGGCTGGTCTAGTAGAAAGAAATGTTAAGAGAGTTCTTGATAAATATATTCTTCAGGCTATACAAAGAAAAAATGTAAAAGAATTAAAAGATTTTGTTGAGCCAGCCATCAAACAATTACGTCAACAGGGTGAAGATGTTTCTCCAAATAGAAATGAAATGGAACAGATGCAAAATATCTTTGCTGCTCTACAACATAGATATAAGCCATTCAAACATCAAAATTGGAAAACAGCATCAAGATATTTTCTAACTTATCAATATCTTCTAACACTTCCATTGGCTGCTTTAACTGCTATGTCAGAACCTCTTGTAGTTTTATCCAGAGTTGGAACAAAGGATGCCATGTATGGAGCAGCAAAGGCTGCACAAAATACTATGAGGCAAGGCATAAGAAGTGTATTTCCTAAGTGGAAAAAAGGAGAAGAAGAAAAAGCATTCAATAGTATTCTTCAAGGTTATGATGGTACATTGGCTGAACGTCTGGGAGATATAGCTGGTATAGATGTAAGTAGAAAAGTAACAGATAAATTTTTTAAGATAACTTTACTTACACAGATAACACAATTCAGTAGAGACATGGCTTTTCAAGCTGCACAAAGGCAAATGAAAAGAGATATTACAAAACTGGCTCGTTCAGATCTAACTGGTAATGTAACAAGAGAAGTTCTAGAGGCTAAACGTAGGTTAATGCAACAGGGATTACTTCCCAAAGCTATGAGATTAGATGATCCTAATAGTGAAGTTCTTCAATGGGCAGAAGATAAGGCTGGACCAGTTCCTCCTGAGTTAATTCGTAAGGCTATGTCCAAGTTTGTGGATGAAATTATTATGCATCCCAATGTGGTGAACAGACCTTTGTGGATGAGTAATCCTCATTTTGCTATGGTAGCACAACTCAAGGGATTCATGATGACCTTTGGCAATACTGTAGGAATGAGAGCTTTGAGGGAAGTGGCTAAACCATTAGCCAGAGGAAGAATACCCTTGGACGAAGCATTGAGATATTTCACTGCTCTTATGCTTATCACAGCAGCAAGTATTGGAATACGAGAATTAAAAGATATACTTCGTTATGGAGATGAGGAAAGTCCTTGGAAAGAACAAGAAGGATGGGGTATGTGGGCTAATGCTTTATTAGATAGTAATATATTTGGTCCCGGTACAGTAGTTTATGATGCTCTTAATTCTCATAAATATGGAACTCATCCACTACCTGTTCTACTTGGTCCCGGTCCTCAATTTATAAATAATTTAGTTAGAGCAGTTGGTCAGGCAGCTAATAAGCAGCCTCGTAATCTAGCTAGAGCTATAGCAGGAGGAATACCTTTTGTATCGGCTGTAACACCAACACTTAAACCAGAAATTACAGATACTTTAGAAGATCTACTGGAAGAAATAACGGGAGCAAAATAATATGCAGGACATGACCATGATTTGGAATGCCATCCTTACAATGGCAGTGGGTGGATTTCTGTGGTGGATACGTACCACTACTGCATCCATTACAAAGATACGTGAAGAGAACTTGGAGAATAGAGAGCATATTGCTCTGACCTATGCAACCAAGCAGGACGTTAAAGATGACCTACAGCAGATCATGGGCAGGTTTGATAGGTTGGAAGATAAGATAGATGACTACATGAGGATGGATAAGTAATGGCTGAAGATTCTTTAGTACAGTTGCTTCAAAATCAACAAGCTCCTGAACAAGAAATAGTAGAAACTTGGCCGGGATATAGTCCTGAAGGTAAGGATGGTTTATCTTCTCTTCTTGGAAGAAAAGCTGGAGATGTTATACAAAAGATAAGAGAAACATTTGATCCCGGTATACCAGAAGAAGCTTTTCCCGCAACTACTAGAAAAGAGTTAGAAAGAAAAGAAGTACCTGCTGGTGAACCAATTGAAGTTATCCCTTCTATGATGGATATTATCTATAAAAAAGAAACAGGAATATATGATGATCCATTTATGAGAACTATGGTTAAAGGTAAGGGTACGGATGCTTTTGGACCGGGACAAATCAGAGAAGGTCTATTGAAAGATTTATTAAAATCAGATCTTACAGATGATGAAAGAAAATTAACAAATAAATTAATAAGACAAAGTATTAAATTTCAAGAGTTTAATAAAGGAATAACATCTAATCCCAGTTTTGGTCCCGGTGGAAGAGGTTTTGGTTTTGATGAAAACGAAAAAAGAATATACAGAACTTTAGCTGAAAAAGGATTATCAATAAAGGCTGCTCAACGTGGATTAGATATAAATAATTTATCTGAGGAAGATATAAGAAATCTTATAGGAGATTGGTATTCAAAATCAAAAGACCCGAAACGTCGTAAAGAACGACAAGAATATATAGAAAGTGCTATAGATATGGCTCCTTTGGAAGCCTTAATAGGAATAGGTATCATTAAACCACCACCAAAGAAACCAACAAGAAATACAGGTGGTATGATATCCCGTAATCCATACCCCTACAATCCACGACCAATATAGGAGTAGTGATGAAGAAGCGTTGGGAGTTTTTCTCAGAAGATGAATTAAGATGTAAAGGAACAGGTGAAATAGATATGGACGAGGAGTTTATGAAGAAGCTCGTAGCTCTTCGTAGAGAACTAAATCAGTACATGAAGATAATATCAGGATACAGACATCTAGCCTATAATGATGTTATTGGAGGCAACAGAGACTCTCCACACATGCAAGGTAAGGCCGTGGATGTTGCATGTCATAGCAAAAAGGCTTATAATATAATTAGATTGGCTACTGAACATGGCTTTATGGGCATCGGAATAAAGCAGCATGGTTCAAAGGAAGATAGGTTTGTCCATCTGGACATGGATAACTATACATCTCCAACAATCTGGAGTTATAAATAATAAAACAATAAGGAGAAATAAATGGATTGGATGGATTTAATACGAACTTCTTGGCCCATCTTACTTGCACTTGTTTCTCTTATTATTATATTAGCAAGGATGCACTCTGATATTGAAGTTGTGAAGGAAAAAGTAAAAACACTATTTGAACTGTGGAACAAACGTAATGGTAAATCTAATTAGAATTTAATCTCATGTTCTATGAAGAAGGCTCCTGTCTTGTTCAAAGAAAGACCTTCACTGGTACCATCCCTGAAGAAGTTAGGGAAGTCTCCTGTTTGCCTCTCCCATGCAAACTTAATTATATGTCCAGCTTTTGACTTTCGTTTAATGAATAATCTTACCTTGGATAATTCTTGATTATCTACATTAAAGTTATATCTATAGCCTGCTGACCAGCCGGGAAGAGTACTATACCCTTTCCTATCTGGCAGAGGAGCTAATATGGGATCAGGAAGTGGTTCAATCTTTACCTCTTCTGCCGTTGCTGGAGTAAGCCAAGCCCAACCACATGCTCCAAATAAGAATACTGAAGCCAGTATTATAATAATATTTTTCATATATCTCTCCTATGTAAAGTTACATTCTTTAACAAGTTCCATAACATTCTTTTTTCCAAGAACTTTCAGGGCATCAATGATACCAGTTCTAAGTCCATCCTTGGATAGATCTACATCTTTGTCACCCTTTGCTCCCCTTATTCTGGATAATAATTCCAAGGCTTTAATGGCACTATTGGTATGTCCATTTGCCTTGGCAAAAGTATATTGATTTTCAATTTCTTCTATGACATCAATATTTGTTACAAGTTCATTTTCAAGATCAGCTATTCTTTCTTGTATCTCATCGTTCTTGAGCATACGATAGCCTTGATTGTTGGCTGATTTAAGAGAGTAGCCAGCAGTCTTGGCAGCTTCCGTTGCATTACGATGAATGATATAAGCTTGAGCAAACCTTTCTTGTCGTTCAGTCAGCATGTTAGTTATTTAAATTATTTCTTTGCACTCCCTTGGACTTTTCAAAACTTCTCATACCACCCAGACCAAGCAATGACAAGGTTAATGTCATCAACCCTTCTGTTGGTATGACAGGTATCGTTAAGTCAGGAGTCCAGATAGCCATACCCCAGACACATATAGGCTGGAATACGAATTGCCATCCAAGACCAAAGGCACATATCCACATGATGGCAGGTCTAGCCCCAGCCACAAAGATGGAAGGATGCCTTGCCTGTTCCTGATTAACAGCTATCTGTGCAAGATTAGCCTGTTGCACCTGTGTCTTCAATTCATGGTTGAGCTTTGCTCGTAGGTCTTTATCCTCCACGAACTTGTCCAGTACATTACCTACTACACCCACCACGGCATCTGCTATTCCAAATAAAGCCATATCATTCTCCTATTAATAAAAGTATATCATTAGAAAAAATCCAAGTATGAAGCTGGCAACTGACAATTGAAACATCAATTCCCATGAGACATATCTGAGATTCTTAATTTCTGTATAGAACGTGTGTCTTAAATATCCCAGTAGAAACAAACCTACTCTCAACTTCTTCAAAAGCTGCATGAACATTTATCCTTTTCCTATGCTTATTATACCATATTTTATCCAATAATTCAATCCACCAATCAGGTTCATGTACGGTTATATGGAGATTGTCACCATTTGAGAATGTCTTTAGAGCTTCATAGCAAGCTATATTCAAGAACACAACCTTATTAGCATAGCTCATTATATTATCTATGATCCATTCCAGATCCTGAGCAGGGAGATGTTCCATCACATCCACTGCCAGCACTATATCATGTGTTCCCTCTGGGATCTTTGAAAACTTTTCCACACCGGGATCATAACGTGTAAGCTCTTTAATATTCCAGAACTTATGAATAGGTTTGCTTGTTATATCTCTGGTAAATTTTTGATCTTCTTCATACAAGACTGCCTTACCACAACCATAATCAAGAAGAGACTTGCACTTGTTATCCTTTATCATATATTTAATATAATGAATATATTTAGATATGCTCTTACCGGGAAACATGGTAGGATCTTTATGCATATGTTTATATTCTTCTATGAGTGCATAGTATTCTTCCGATGGTTTAGTCATTGAAGACATCTTCAAAGTTTGGGATCTTTATTTCATCCAGATGTAGGCTCCACAAGGAACTTACCAATGTATGTTCTCCATACAACTCAATCATAAGATTCATAGTTGAATCATTAAATACTCTTTCACAATCCTGTGCCATTGCCAATAGTTCTCCTGTAGTCCAGTAGTTTTCTCCACGTACATTTACCTGTAGATACTTTGGCTTTGGCTCTTCATCTTCTGCACCAGTGGTTTCCTTTCTCTGTTCTTTCGTAGGCTCATCCTTCAAAGAAGAATCAAAACCAAACAGATGGAACTTCCTAAAGCCCATTGTGTGCATGATACCAAGTATTCTCATGGCCGCACATGTACCACCTGTAATTAAAGTAGCTCCTTCAGGGATTCCAAGGTCTTCCATGACAGAAATCTTCTGATCCTTTATCTCTGTTTCTCTTTCACTATCCTTTCTGAGTGACTCAGTAAAGGCATGCCAACCATAGATATTGGCTTTCTTTTCAATAAGATACTTGGTTACGGAGGGATCAGTCATGGAGGCTACAAAGAATTTAGTACTTGGATCAATGGTTTTAAACAGATCTTTACGTATAAGACCATGAGTACTTTCCCCATCAATTGATCTTGGATCTAATACAACACAGGCCCAAGGCTTGATGTCATTCTCCAATAGCTTTGGATAGGAATGTTTTACACAAATAATCTTGGCCTCTGGTTTTTCCTTTATAAGTTCTTTCACCTTATTAAAATCAGTAGAGTGACCACCAGAAACAACAATAATCTCACCATCATTAGGTCTACACTTCCCAAAGAATTTATCCTTATCTATGAGAGACATGTTCTCTTTAATGTTTGCCTGTATATATTCCTTGTCTACACAATCTCTTGGATGGACCACAATAGGAACATTCAATAGTTCTTCTGGTAGATTGGGAACTACTCTCTCATCATATATCACACAGTAATGAGTTACTCCACCATTCTTTACTGGATCGGAAGAGGGAAGAACAATTCTCTTTAGTCCTTCCAATGTTTGTACAAGTATGTTTGTTCCATGAAACTTTTTAAGAGGCTGCTTCTTCTCTGAATCCTCAGTGAAGAAATTATCAACCATCTTGACACGAGCACCTGATAATTTATTGTAGTCATTTTGAACGGTGATAATACTATTACCACCACCAATCAGGGCAAAGTCAGGATTCTCCTCCTCCAGAACATCTCTGGTATTTCCTTTGACAAGTTTGAAGTTGAAGATTTTATTCTGATCTTTCTTCATCTTCTCTTTAAACTCAGTAAGTCTTTTCTCCACGGCCTTTATATTAACATGGGCCTTCATGTTTAATTCTTCTTCGTCTGTCTTGTCTGTGGCATCCTCAAACAAATCATAACCTGTATAGGTTATCTCATCTGCACTCTCAAAGGCTGCCAAGGCCATCTCTATAGCTCGACCACCATTCCATGTTCCCGTCTCAACAAATGATTTTGGCTTGTGGTATCGTATGATGTCAGCCATCATCTTGGTTCGATTGGGTCTTATATCTGGAGGGACTGTCTCGTCCGACAAAGGAAATATCCTGACACCATCACTGTCTCTTAGTGCTCTGTTTGTTTCCTCTAAATTTATGAGATGACTTGACAAGGGAGTATGTCGAATACCCTTCTTCGTATTGGAAGGGGTGAGAGAATGTACCCTCATGCCATGTGCTCTGTAGATATTTAATAACCTCTCCAAGATAAATGCATCATGCCATTCACGATAAGATAATATTTCTCCACTCTCATAGGCACCTCTTAGATCACCAAGAATATCCAAGGGAGACTGATGATCAAGATTAAATGCCATGAAAGCAGGACTACTATATTGTTCGGCATTTGCACCAACAGTATCTCCACTTAAATGAACAATGTCTGCTCCTTCAGGAAAGAATTTATGAACAAAGTTAGGTGTTAGATTGGCTATGGGGATTATATTTGTGTTCATCCACAAGAGCCAACCACCTTCTGTGGTTTCCTCTGCTATGGAGAAGGCTTCCTGTGTTAAGGCAAATACCTTTGGAGCCGTTAGAAGAGTATCTATTTTCCAATTGTATGTAATTGTTCCATTTTCCGTACCGTCATGTACGTCCATGTTGGATTGATATTCTTTAAACTCTTCTACAGCATCAAGATTTTTACAAGTAATTACCTTTGGAATATCATACGCAACAGGATCACAATCAAAATGATAGGCAGATAAATGTATATCAGGATGCCAATATTTTTCCACCCTTTGGAACATTTGATACGCATGATCTTTAAGAGAGTTTTCATTGAATGCTGTTACTACTTTAAGTTGTGTCATTAATTTATTACCTGCAACAAATTATCTATAGACTCTAAATCTTGAATTGCTACATTATAGCAATCAGCCTTAACCCTAAAATTATTTGCTGGATCAATCTGATTCTTTTTCATAAAGCGAGCTTGATTAAAATATTTTTCTTTATCCTTGTATCCAAGTATCCAGCCTTTCGACATATCATTTAGAACACGGCAAAATATATATAGATCACATTTTTGTTTAGTGTTGAAAGCAGCTACAGAACAATCATAATTAGTCCGTGGTTTAACTGTTGTTCGTTTTGTTTTTACATCTATTTTCCTGCCATCTGATAGTTGTAAATCATAATCATATGAATTTATTCTCTCTGCATCTATATAATTTAAGACTATTTCTTCTCCAATAAATCCAGCTATGTTACCTTGTCCTTTCGTAATTGAGTTATTAAGTTTTCCCATTTCCTTTGCTTTATTAGTAGCATTCTTAATCATCTCTTCAGTAATTAAAATTTCTTGCATATTTTTAATCCTTTGCCCTTATTAAATAATCTACTTCACCATCTACCATGCCATTAGCTTGTAACCATCTGGCATCATTGGTCCATTCAACTGCATACTTTGCATCTACCTTTCCTCTACATTGCCAGTTCTCAAACCAAGGACCACCTGTGGTGAAGTGAACATTCTTGGCCTCAAGTTCAGTGTCGGAATGTCCATCCAACCAATTCCATTCCTCTGGTATTTTTCCTATGTCAGCTTCCTTGTCGGGCAACCATTCAAAACCATGCAGCCATCTACCTGATCTAGTATTGATATCGTCTACGGTAAGAGCTTTATGTGCAGCATGAGCACAATTAAACATCATCAAACTTGACCAGTTCTTTCTATGGTACGGTTCCTGTATTTTATTATTCATCTTGCTCTTGTCTGTCGGTTCATAATCATGATGGACACACCAGAGAGGATAGTAATTCATGTCACATAATTCAAACAAGTCCGTTACATCTGTTCTCATGTACATATCACTGTCCATGAAAAGAGCTTTACCCTCAAACATATTTAGAAAAGGTACGAGAAATCTGGTAAAGGAAAACTCAGTGGAAAATGGACGGCCATCTATGGTGTCATAGTCTTGACCGTCCATCGTCGTATGCTCTCTACGATACAGTCCCATTCGTTTAACCACATCCCTTTTGATAGGCAGTACTCTCACTGGCTTGGATGCAATACGTTCCAGTGAGAACTTTAACACTTGATAGGCCATATCCTCTTTAGGATCGTAGCCAATATAGACTGTATTCATAAAGTCTCCTTAGTTGATTGTTATTAACTTTGGTCTTTGCTCTTCAGGGATATCTTGCTTTAAGTTAATGTGAAGAACTCCATCAGTTAGTTCAGCTCCTTCGACTTCAATTGTGTCGTTGAGTATAAACTTCCTTTGGAATGCTCGTCTAGCAATTCCCTTATGAACATAGTCAGAGTTATCATGTCTACCATTTAGATCTCCCTCTATGGTTAAGTTATTTTCTTTAACCTCAACCTTAATCTCATCTTTGGTGAATCCTGCAAGAGCCATCTCTATGCAGTATGTTTCCTCACCAGACTTAACGATATCATAGGGAGGGTATCCACCACCATCACCACCTGCTGGTGCTGTATGGTTTAGTACATGATCCAGAAGTCTGTCATAACCTATAGCAAATCTGGGCCAAGTATCAGAATTAAAAGTAATCATATCATTTCTCCTTTGTTTGGAACCCATTATGGCATTCCAAGTATATTATCGCATATAAATAGCTCCATGTCAAGAACTTTTTTATGTTAGATCAACAAGCTCACAAACTCCACCAGTACAGGCAAGCTCCTGTGATCCTGTAGTATTGTCCTCCTCTTCAAAGTCTTTCAACTGGGACCAATCAATAGCCTTCTTGGGCATGGTCTTTTTAACTCTTACATATTCTTCCTTTGATATCTCCTGATAGGGAGCTTGTTTATAAGTATGGTCTGAATAAGGGAGGAAAGATACTCCCGATAGATGATCGAAGTTCTTCCAACACCAAGCTCCCACCTCCACCCATTCATTCTCTTTAACGGATACAGTAACACTTGGCTTATGCTCACACCAATGTTCAGCATAGGTCTTCCATATCTCAAGCTGCTGTATGGCATTCAGATCATTCCTAAATTTGGAATTGGTATTTGCTTTAATAGGAAAGGAAAAGACCGTTGTATGTTCGGGACTCATAAGATCAGGCTCATTGGGGATGCCATGTTCTTTCATGAAGATAGTAATAGGATCTTTAACGTCTGCTCTGACAGTACGAATATAATAAGGAGCATGTCTCGTATGTATTCCACTGGCACTATCAACTAGCTGAGATACAGTTCCTGAAGGTTTGACACAGGTTATGGCAGTTGATTGATTAATACCTAGCTTCTCACTCCATTTCTTATTGGTCGTAACAGCTACGTTACGAAGGTAATTTAATGTATCAGATAGGTAGGTAATTTGTGCAGAATAATCAAGAGTAAGTGGAGAGAAGTTCAGGAGTTTACAATCCATTATCCCGGTAAGAGACACACCAAGTAAACGTTCCTCTGCCGTATTATCCAGCCATCTCTTTCTTAGATATCCAAAGCTGGTAAGGGTGGATTGAATAGTACCAAGTAATGTAGCCACACGTATCTTACGTGCCAGAATATTCTTATCATCTGCTGGTCTGCATACAACTTCAGTTAAGTTACAGAATTGATTGGGTCGTAGGATAATCTCTGAACAAGGATTGGTTCCAAAGTTAATGTCGGATATCCTACGGCCATTCTGTGCTGCTTTGTTTTGAGCAGACCTACGATTAAAGATACCACGTTCACCACTCTTACTTTCATACAAGGATTGCCACTCATTCATAAAGATACCAGTATCAGGACGATCTGTATATACAGCAGAGTTATTAGCCAAGGCTCTTTCTGGATTGGTAAAGGACCATGCACCAGACTTAGCCATTCTCATACGAGAATCTGATAGATTGGACAAAGATATTAAAGCTGATCTACGTACACCACCTACGACTACAACCTCACCAATCTTACAGACAATATCATGGCATTCAAGTGAACTTAGTTTCCTGCCTCTGGCTTCCTCAAACTTACGTATGGTAAAGTCAAACAGATCTACTAAAGGTTGTGGTCCACTGGCTCTACCGCCAAAGGTCTTCAACCTTGACCCGGCAGGACGTACCTTGCTAACATCTATCTTGGGAATACGATTGGTATATAAGTATGATATTAGATCTTTAAATGCTCTGGCCCATCCCTCTTTGGAATCGGCTATACTTATTACGTCATCTGTTCTTTCAAACTCTATGTCTGGTATGGTGGGAAGTTCATTAATGTACTGCCTCTCCACGGAGAAGCCTACTCCTGTACCATTCATGAGGATGTAAAGTATTTCATCAAAGGACTTTGGATGATCAACTGGTATGTAAGAACAATTATATCCAGCTATGTTCTCTCGTTCCAAGGCTGGTCCAGCAGTCATTAAAGATCTCATGCTGGGCATCACCTCAAGAGATAAGATAGAGTTCCTAATCATGTTCCAATCTTTATCATCAAGCTGATCCTTAACTCCAAGATTATTTTCCACATGGTTACGAAAGAAAACTATCAATCTATCGACAGTCTCATCCCATGTTTCTCTACGTCCCTCTTCTTCCAACCATCTGGAATAACGAGACAAATATATAAAAGACTGATACTCAGTTGGAAGGTTCATCTGCATTCTCCCCATATTCTAATTCAATACATAAATCAATATAATGTTTAGCCTTCAATAAATCTTGTAAACCTTCCCCCTTTATACGATGTCTTGTTATGTACTTAACTGCATTCCCCTCACACCAGTTAAGACCATTAGCCATAATATATTCCGTGGGTTGTATTTTTAATTTCTTATAATGATCACCACCTATTTGATAATCTCTTGTTGACATTCAGTCCTCTCCCTTTTTCTTACCCAACATTCTATAAACATGATATCTAAATGATCTTTGTCTCTTAGAGTTTATAACTTCCAATGCAAAGCTCCTTACATAACTTGGATCAACCCCGGCATGATCACACACAAATTCAAAATTATCACACGTTACACCAACACTACAGAAAAACCAAGCCTTTGCTTTATCGTTGTTTGTCCTTCCCTTTTTCTTAGGATCAGTAGCATCCAATAAAGCCTGAAAAATAACAGCTAAATATAGTTTACGTTCAGGATACTGTTGATCATACTGAATAATGGGATCTACAAAAATATCATCTGGATCTGTGATCTTCATCTACATAATTTTCAACAGGACGATACCACTTACCTCCTACATATGAATTATAGAAGGCAGGTTCATCTGTTCCCTCAAGCACCGTGGCTAACACATTGTATTTCATTTGATAGTAACACTCATAATATCTTAAACTCCTTTTATTTTTATATTCAGCTATAACTTCAAATTTAAAATGGCTCTTTCCTAATTTTTTAATATCATCCAGAAGAGCCTTGGAAGAACCCATATAAATTTCCCATCGGGATTGTTTCTTTCCTTTCCCAAGAAAATATTGTTTACAACCTACATATGCTTTACCGTTTTTCTTCTTGGTTATGATGTAAACAAACCCAAACTTATTTAAATTAGGAATAAATTTCTTACGTCTACCCCTTGTCTTCCAATGCATTACCAGTTCAATACTTCAGGAACATCAGGAGTTTTAGAAACATTTGTTAGATACCTGTTTCCATATGCATATTGGAACACACGTAATCCTTGCCCTTGATTAATATCTTTCCAGCAAATCTTTTTATGATCACAGTAGACACAACCTATAGCTAACTTCTTGTTTCCAGACTTCCCATCAGGAACATCAGCATAGCATCTGTCAGGTGGGGTGTCCTTCTCCATAACCTTTTTAAGATGTTTGATCTTATCTCCTGCATTAATCATCTCCATAGAATGGACAGGAGTAAGACAGATTTCCCCGGTTACTTTATTGATTACCAAGAAGGCAGCTTCATCTACATCGTTTCCCTCTGCATAGGCAGAGATCTGAGGGATATATCCAAAAGGATCGTCATCATCCAAAGTACGATCTCTGAACTTATCGAATCCTTTAAGAGATGCACTCTTGCAATCCACTAGAACTCCATCAATCTTGCAATCTTGGTGTCCCTTGATCCCCTCCACATGAACTTCTTTCTGTGCTTCGGTTACTTCATGTCCAGACAGAACAGAAAAAAGAATTAGAAGTTCTTCAAGGATGTGACCGTATAAAAATTTAATACGTGTACTTGGTGAAAAGGGAATTGATTGATCACTGTATTGACTATCATACCAGAGTTGTCTGGAAGGTCTGCCGATACCAGATAATCTAAGTCCCTTTCTATACACAGGTTTCTCCTGTAGAAAATCTTTAGTATGTCGAGCAACATGCTGTGCAAATATACCAACCTGTCTATCAATCTTATCCTGATCCAGATCATTACCTTCTGGCCCTAATAAATTGTAGATATCCTGTACTAATGTATCTATTGTTTTCATAGTAAAAAGGGGGAGAGGCCTACCACAAAAACCTCTCCCCTTACTCCTTTCTTTAAGATGCTAGGGAAATATCTTCCTCTGCTTCATCGGCAGAGTATCCCTTGGAATGAACCTCAAAATCTTCTCCATCGTTTTCAGAAGCATAAGGAACAAGTTCCATGACTTGAACACCCAGCAAGTGACCGCTAATACCTTTACGACCACCAAACTCCCAAGGATAAGCCCTGTAACGCACATTAACAACAGAGCCATTTCCAACAGCAGTGTTCATCATGGTCCGTTTTTGTGCATCTACAAGAGTAGGAGCACGATTAAGTTCTCCCGTCTTTTGATTACGAACCTTTCGTTTAACAGTAACAAAGTCACCACGATCATCCTTCTTATTCTTAACCTCTAGTCCATCTTCTTTAACAATGGCTAGACTTTCTTTATCCAGATTGCATATATCAATAGACCATACTCCGTCACTATCAAAGGTAGTGTTGGGAGCCACAACGGAGGCCCAGTATGCTGTTCCAGAAATAACACTTACAGATCTTTTTACTTCAGACATATTTTATATTTCTCCTTTGTTGAATTTAAAATGCATTATGACATACTCTAATTATAATGTCAAGAACTTTTTTAATGTGTCTCAGCCCATGTCTCTCCTTCTTTCCATGTACTATCTAAGGGACAATTAAATTCTAGTTTTTTCTCTGTGTATTGAATAGCTTCCTTGGTTATCTTACCAAATTCCTTCACATCTTTCTTGGCAACTTCAAACTGATACTCATCATGAATGGAAGCTACCAGCTTGACATCAAGCCCCGATTGGTTTACACGAATGATCATATTAATTAGCCACTCCTTACACACAACAGCACCAGCCCCTTGTATGAGGGTATTAAGAGCACTGTGAGGGCTTCTAATATGGAGTTTCCTCCCATCCACACCATCGACTGTACCCGTCTCTGCCTCCTCTGAGATGTCATTACGGACCTTTGCCAAGGTTGGCATATTCTCTAGGAATTTATTGATAAGAACCTGTGCCTGTGCTTTGTTTACTCCTACTATTTGCCCTATCTTATAGGCTTGTGCTCCGTATAGCCAAGCATAAATAAAAGTTTTACATTGATCTCTGTCTGTTATTCCAGCCATCTTCATATTTCTTGTGTGAATATCTCCATTCACAAGCTCATTGGTGAACTCTTTATCATTCATGAGGTGGGCCAAGCATCTAAGTTCCAGACCAGAGGCATCTGTTCCCACCAGAGAATGTGTTTGAGGATTCCCCACTGTCCAGCAATCTCTACACTCTTCCCCAAAGGGGGATCTCACAGCCGGGACATTTGCCATGTTGGGAGACATATGTGCCATACGTCCAGTGATAGTCTTCAGAGTAAGAACTCTGCCATGTACTCTCCCTGTCGTGTCATCATAGGCATCTATCCACCCCTGTATCTGAGCTATTCTTTTTTGCAGAAGAAAAAACCGTGAGAATTTCTTGGCCTCTTCCATGTCAATTTTATTTAGAATCTCTTCATTGATCATGGGTTGCTCTGATTTAGGTGTGAATTGTTTTGGCTTCCACCCCCTCTTCTTTAGACGGGCTGCAATCTGTTGTCTGCTTGCTATGTTGAATGGAATCATCTTGGTCTTTGTCTTTAAAAGGATCTTAGTGGGAGAGAACTCTTGCAAAGACCACTCTGTTAATTCCTGTGCCTCATCTGATAATCTCCCCAGAAGTCCTATAGTTTTTTGTATGTCCAAGGCAAAGCCGTTCTTCTCCTGCTGATCCAGAATAGCTCTGGTCTTATGTTCTAAAGCAATAGCATAGGAGGAAAAGTCTTTACCCTCATTGTTTAAACGGTCATACACTTTCTCAGTTAGAAGCACATCATTCTTACAGTACTCTAACATATCCTCTGTGTATTCAGAATAATTATCACATTCCATCTTGGGGAACTTTAATCTTTTTCCCCATGCAGCTAAACTGTGTCCATCCTCTCTTACTGGATTAAACAATTGTGACATTATCATTGTATCTTTTATCTGCTTCAATTTTATATTTGTTCCCAACAATCTATTCAGATGAGGGGCATCAAAAGATATTCCATTGTGCATGACAAAACTATTCACAGTCTCAGACCAAGGCTTGAACTTATCAAGATTGTCCTGATCCCATATATGTACCTGAGATGTAGAAAGATCCTTGGCTACAATACAATGGATCTTTGTTGGCTTTAAAGAATCAGTTTCAATATCAAGTACTACATTCATACTCCAAAACTTTCTCCACAGCCACACTGAGATGTAGCATTGGGATTTTTAAATACGATATATGAACCATTGATGTCATTAGTATAGTCTATAGTTACACCCAATAGAAACATCATGGCTTCTGGTCTAACATATAAATTACCATCAAGCAAGGATATTACAGTATGCTTCTCAGGGATATCATTCAATGTGTCCCACTCGTAGGTGAAGCCAGCACAACCACCACCCTTCACCCCAAGCTGTATGCCTTTAACATCTTGATCCCTGACTATACGTGACAGGTGCTCATTAGCTTCTTCAGTAAGATTTATCATATTAACCTCTCATTATATTATACAGAAAGAACCCGTAAGCTGTAAGTAAAGAAGATAACCATATCCCAAAGCCACTATGAAAGCACAGGTCTTCTGTGTGTATCTTTAAAATGAAGGTAATAAACAACATTATTATCCATGATACCAGAGGAACAAGTGTTAAAATAAGCATCCATTTCATGAGGGGTATTTTGAATTTATAAACTCATCTGCATTAGCTAAACCCTCCATATTAATTAAATTGGCATCGTTGACATCTATATGATAGAACTTTTCATCTTTGGAATACCTAGTACTCATGATATCAATTCTGGAATCTCTAACAGCTTGACCATCAATGAACCATGCTTGCTTACAATCAGGTCTGAACACAACAAATGTCAATGTTCCTTCTCCTCCAGACTGTACCCACTTATCTATGATTTTATGTTTCCGATAAGGAATACGTATTTCATTCCAATGATTAGGCCAATCTCTAACCCAGCTATATTTTATTTCAGTCTCAAAGAAAGCTGGAGTGTCATCCTTCTTACATGTGATATCCACTCCATAAGTTTCTTTTGGATCTATGTCTTCATATCCGTTCTTGTCCAACCACTTCACCATTACCCCATTGGACAAGGGGTCTGCTTTATTATATAACTCTCTATCAAATTTCTTAGTTCCCATCATTATCTCCTGTGTTAAATGGATTGTCAATCTCTGTCATTCTACCAGTTTTTCTATCATAAAACAAGTGAGTACACACTCCTGTCTCACCTGTGTATCGATTCTTTAGAATACGTACCGTGGTGGTATTGGAAAGTATCTCATCATCCTCTTGTTGATTTCTTTCCAAGGCTATAACTCCATCACTTAGATGAGCTATGCTGGCCGATCCCCTAAGATGTGAAAGAGATACTTCTTTTCCTTCCTCATGTCCACGATCACCAGAAGGTCTACGTAGGTGGGATACAAGCAACAACCCTATCCCCGTTTGCTCCACCAATGATCTCAACTTGGTCATTAACATATCTATTGACTTCCTTTCATCTCCAAATGATTCTTCTTGTCCACTAACTAATATACTAAGATGGTCTAACACAATCCACTTACAACCCAGTGCCTGTGCCATGAATCTAATTCTACTCAGGATCTCATCATTTCCTATACTACCAAAATGATCAAAGGCAAAGAACCTTCCAGAATTAATAGTAGCTTCTTGCCATGTCTCTAATTGCTCCCTTTCAAATCCTTCTCTAACTTCTTTTATGTACAGTCTGGAAGAGGCTTCCACACTCATGATATTCCATGCTGTATTCTTTACACTTTCCTCCAGAGCTAACACCCCTATGTTATCTTCCGTATTTCTCAAGAGGTGATGCATTAACTCCCTCATGATGCTGGACTTTCCCATTCCAGCTCCAGAAGTGAAACAAATTAATTCCCCGGTTCTCATTCCATAGGTCTTCTCATTCATCTGAGGCCAAGGGTATAGACAAGTCTCACAATAATCCTCTTCGTATAGACTACTACCGATATCCTTGAGGTTAATAATCCCAGCAGGGGTGTACGGTTGAGCATTCCACCAACACTTATTGAATGCCTCCCTCTGACCCATCTTCAGATACTCATTAGCATCTTTATGTTCCAGATGTACTATCTTACATTTATTGGGAGCAAACAACTGAGCCACTTCTTCACTGGCCTTTCGTCCCTGCTTGTCCATGTCGAAACATAAGACCACTGTATCAAAGCTATCCAGATAAGAGAAGGCTTTCTTGCAATCCCTTAATGCACCAGCAGCCCCTGTCTTGATGGACACACTGGGCCACTTAGATCCCATGAGTTCATAAGCACTCATTGCATCCACTTCACCTTCACATATAGTTATGTATTTACCTTTGGGTGAAAAGATATTCTGACCAAAGAGAACGGCATCACTTATATCTCCCTCAACCCACATTCGTTTGTCCTTGGTCTGTCTTATTTTCATCCCTATTTGAGTACCCAACTCATTGAAATATCCATACAAGTGATGGGTTACTATGCTGCCATCAGTCTTGATCTTTGTACTAAATTTCTTGGCGGTTTCCATAGAGATCTTACGATCACTAAGATCCCCCCAATTTCCTGTTGTAGTCATGGACTTTACCTCTTGCTTTGGCATTGATAAAATATTATCTCCAAATCGTGTGTGACAAACAAAACAATATGAATGTCCTGCTTTATGCTGGACGTTTCCATCACTGGAATCACATTCTGGATTTGGGCATGGTCCTCTATCTAACCATTGACTTTGTGTCATTTATACCCCCGGTCCCGGCCAAGATTCATCGGAAATTTCTGTTGCTCTCTCACTCATTTCTTCTTCCCTTCTAGTAACATGTTTAACAAGATGCTTCCATGAAATTGGAAATAAATTTCTCATATGATAAGCTATATTTTCTGCTACAAATTTAGTTTCAGCTTGAGCATCTCCTTGTAGTCTGAGATTACACACTCTTGCAAAAGCATAGAGAGAACCACTCCAGTACCATGACGTGTACATACTCTGAGGTAGCACAGCCCTAGCTTGTTCAGGACATACTCCTTCTTTGACCATATCTTTATATGTTTCCGTAGCCAATCTAAGTACATCCCTATATTTTCTATCAAACCATTCATTGTTAGGAGCTTCCTTGGAAGTTGATCCTTGTTTTTTATCTTCAGATCTTTCTCTCCAAACGAGAGGATACCAGAAATCTGGCTCACTGTCAACATATCTTCGGCTAACCTCATTCCACGCCAGTCCTACTTGATGCTTCTGTAATTGTCTAGCTACAAAAATAGATGCTTTAATCTTGAATGTAGCAAACCCATGAGAGAAGGGTGACCAATGACCATGTTCTGCCAGATATTTAATTAGTTTTTCATCTTTGCTTTCCATTACCTTATCTATACATTTATCAAAAGATACTCTGGCAGCATTGACAATGGTTGTATCATCTCCCATGTGATCTATTAAATCTATCTTACTCATGTTAGGAAACTCCTTGAAAAAGACCACTGTTTTATAACGGCACACTTAGGTATACTAAGCAATCCACCATATTGTGCTTCACCTATTGTGTCACAATTATTTATTGACCCAGCTAAAGTTATATAAAGATCATCCTCATTCACCAACATACCACAAGATTTAATTCTCATGGGCACTAATTCCTTGACCTCATTTTCAGATTTCCAATCGGCATCATCATACTCTGCTGAATCAATCCATTCCACACAGACAACTTTAATATTCGTCAGCATCCGTCCACATATCTTTCATAAAATTATCTATGAAGGCTTCTTTGTCAGACATGATATCATCCACTTCCATTTTTGCTAGACGTTTAGATTCTTTAATGTCATATCCTTCTGCCTTGTACTGCCGTGTAATAGACCTAAAGATCTTCTGTCTTTCCCTTTGTAATAAACTGTTAGCCATCTTTATCATACCTCAATAACATTGTATCTATAGCATCATGAATAAAAATATATTTCTCTATGTCCTGTAAAGAAGTAGGATCATATCCTTTCAGAATTAAATCTCTGATCATGGAAAGAGGGAGACACAACTCCATCTCTCCCTCCTGTTCCTGCAACGTTTCTCTAAACTCAGAGAGAGCTATAACTTCACAGCTAGAGTCAGACACTGTTGTTATCCCTCCAAAGATTTAACTCTCCTTGAATTTCATTCAACTCACCTTGGATCTTATCAAAGATATATTCTCGATCTGTACCATGTTTCTGTACCCACTCAGATCGTGGCAAAATTGTGGCATCTTCTTCCATATCCATGAGCCATGCCTTTACCTTACCCATTGTTCTCCACTCCTTTACTGTCATTCGTTTCATTGGATTTAACTTTCACTGCTTAATATCCTCTAATGCTTTTCTTGTGATGTCTCTTATGTATTGTCCGGTTATCTTATCATAAATATATTCTTTGTCAAGTCCATATTTTTCTAGAAAACCAGCCCTCCCTAGTCGTGAAACATCTTCATACATCATCTCATCAAAAAGATAAACCTTATTACTCAAGCTACTTTCTTTCGGTTGGATCTTCCATTAAGGCCCAGCCAGACATACCACTTCGGAAACTTTCTTCTGGTTTTATTTGCCTTCGTAGGTAGTGGATCTCCTCCTGTAGAGTCTTGATCCTCTTGTGAGATCTGCTCAACTGTTCCTGTAGTTCCTTCACATTCCGTCGTAGTTCCCTCTCTATGTCCATCATTACCTCTCATTCTGCTATATGTATCATAAGCTTCTTGAAATGTCAAGAAGATTCCAACTTTTGTTTCCACTGGATCAGGGCCAGCAACAATCTGCCAGCTACTTTTCCACTTCTCAATTCTCAATTTCTGCATGGGGTTGTCCCTCATAAAAAGCATGGAAGTAAAGGTCTGATATTTTAGGTTTACGCTCCCATACACCAGTGACTACCCACTTATATCTAGGCCACGTTGCAGTCATACCTATACCGTTTGGTTTATGAGAGTCAAGGAGTTCCCACCTCACCCACTTACCATCCAGTTTACGTTGAGTTAATTCTACTTTCGACATTAATGTATCCTCATTAATCCTATACAAGCATCATTCATAAACATATTCGTGGGGAAATCAAACTCTTTACAAATCAACTCCATGTACCGCCATGCCGTAACTTCATCAATGAAAGTTTTAACAGAACCATCATCGTTCATTAATACGTCAGGCAT